TGGGAAAATGCCGCTCTCACCATAACTCTCGATCTTTTTGAAGTTCTTCAGCGTCTCCATATCCTCTTCGCTGATCTCAAAATCAACCGCTGCATTGCTCTTCATATGCTCCGGGTTTCCGGTCTTCGGAAGTGAAATCGCACCAAGCTGAAGTGTGTAGCGAATGCAAAGCTGCGGAACAGTCACACCATACTTGCCTGCCATCTCCGCAATCTCTTCGTTCTTCAGGATCTCTCCATGACCAATTGGAGAATAGGCTTCAACAGCGATGCTGTTTTCCTGGCAATACTCAACCAGTTCAAGAGGTGTATTACTGATATGAAGTAGGATCTGGTTTACCATCGGCTTGATTTCAGCAGTTTCAAGAAGGCTGTTAATGTCACTAATCTGGAAATTAGATACACCGATTGCCTTCAGTTTTCCCTCCTTATATGCATCTTCAAGCGCTTTCCATGCAGCACGATTTCCATCTACATAACGATCTTCACACTGATTGACTTTCACCCAAGGCTGCGGGCTGTGAATGATCATCATATCTGCTTGTGTCAACTAAGGACCAAAAAAAAATTGGAAGAATTAAAGCCATGCAGCATCACCTGTTCATGGCTTAAGTATAAGCATTTTACCTCTTCAGCAAAAGTACTTTTATTCATTTTGGAATGGATCGTTTATCTTCCACTCGATTTCAATCTGCTCTGCATTGAACACTCGAACTTTGTCGATGAGTGCCGAAATCTTCTTTCCATCGAATTCTGTCATGACCGCGAGTTCTTCCAAGTCCTGCTCAAGATCAGATTGCTTCATAGATTGCTGTAACTTTCGGATCTGCTCCTCCAGTTCAGGTATTCGCCGTTCCAGTTCTTCCAATCTCTGTTTTCCTGCTTCAATACAAGCAACATAGTTTTCTCTGGAAATACGTTCATCTTTGTACTGCTCGTACAAATTCATTTTCTTGTTTTTCCATTGGTTGATTTCAGACTTGCAAGAAGCAATTTCCAATTCCAACTCTTTCTGTTCTTGTTCTGAAGACGCTTTTGCATTCAAATTACTAATCAATGTTTTAGCCATCAGATTGACTTGTTCAAGAACAAGATTTTCCAAGACATCCACATCAACTTTTGAAGATTTACAGATTGAATCATTTTCATACTCGCTTGTCCGACAATGGTAATAGTCTTTTCTCTTTCGAGCCAGGATTCTACCACAGTGCCCGCAAACGAATATGTAATTCTTCTTTGGTGCCTTTCGTGCCCCAATTTTTCTTATAAAGATAGCATCATTAGCTCTGTTAAATAACTCTTCAGATACTAATGCTTCATGATGATTGTCTACGATAATCCAATTTTCTCTATCCTGCTTCTGAATCTTGTGGCCTGTATCTATCCCATTCCTAGTACGATTCCATAACAACTTGCCTAAATAAAACTCATTTTTGATGATGCCACGTATTGCCGAATCATTCCATAGCTTCACTTTTACATGCTGCCATTTATCAGGATAATTACTGCCTTTCACTTTATGGTACATAAGTCGAGAGGGGATACCCTCTTCATTCAAATACCTTGAAATAGCAGTACAGCTTGTTCCTGATGCAGCCATCTCAAAAATCTTTATAACCACCCAGCTGACTTCTTCATCGACAAGAATCTTATGTTTATCCTCTGGATCCTTTCGATATCCATACGGTGCAAACTGACCTACATATTGACCATTTCTAACTCGTGTATCTCTGGCAGAACGAACTTTTTTTGACAAATCTGCACTGTACATTCCATATACTAGATTTTTTAATGCAACACTCATGCCGCCAGTCGTACCGAATTTATCAGCACTATCATAACCATCATTCACCGAAATAAAGCGGATTTGTAGTATTGGGAAAATATATTCCAAGTATCTGCCTACTTCAATATAATCTCGTCCGAATCTGGAAAAATCTTTCACAACTACAGCCTGAAACAAATTCTGCTTTGCATCTTCAATCAGCTTCTGAAAGCCTGGACGATTGAAATTTGTTCCTGTGAAGCCATCATCTACATATTCGACTATCTCAGCCTTTGTTCCCACAAAAACATCCGATATATGAGACTGAATCAATATTCTCTGAGACTCAATACTGTTACTCTCCTGTAACTCTTCTTTATCTTCATCCTCATTGGATAATCGAAGATACATTGCAATTCTCATCATCATTCTGACACCTCACCTTCTGCGATGTCCTGAAGATTTTGCAACATATCATCATAAATCAGATGAATCTCTAACTGTCCGCCTTCATGTACAACCACTTGTTTTACGAATGCCTCAACCATTTCCTTCGTAAGTTTACGCTTATTGACATATTGCTCTACCACCGATTTCCAGTCTTCATCAATATGATATTCCTTCGAGAACGATGCCTGTCTGGCTAAAAATTCATCCAGACGTATATTCAGTTCTTTAATCTTAGAAGCATAACGCTCACTCATTATGGTGTACTGCTCATCATCGATTAAACCATCTTTATAATCTTCAAAGAATCCCGCCTTAACAGATGTTGTTTTCTCCAGTTCTCGACGAACACGTTCAACTTCTTTTCCGTAGAAATCATATTTCTTCATACGGTCAGATCTTCGATTTAGTTCCTCAATCACTTTTTCCAAATCTAAGCACGTCTTCATATGTGACTTAATTGTAGAAAATACAGTGTCATATACCACTTTTGCATCAGCCTTATGCATCGTACAATCTCGATGATGTGTATTCAGATATCCTTTGCATCGGAAGGTCATGTTTTTATGAGACATCCCTTCTGTACGAAATCCCATCACTCGACCACAATCCGCACACACAATACGATTTTCCAGCAAATTGAATCTTTTATGATCAAAACCGTTTGCACCATGCGTCTCATGGAATTTCCTTGTGGTTTCTTCCATTATTTTTTGCACTTTACGGAATGAATCCTCATCAATAATAGGTTCGTGATTATTTTCGATAATAATCCATTCGCTTTCAGGTACTTTTACTTGCTTCCCATTGATGATTGTATGCGTATTGTGAATTGCAGTTCCAATATTTGCGGGATTCTTCAATATACTGGCTATCGAAAAAGGATTCCAACTTTTATTCAGACCTTCTGGTATTTCTTTCCCATACAGCACATATTTATATGCACCTGGATTGATGTCTATCTTCGTCATTTGCCTTGCAATCTCTTTTTTAGAATTACCGGCAAGGAACAGCTCATATATCTTTTTGACATTTGCAGCTGATCTCTCATCCGGAACTAAATATCTATTTTCCTTACGATAACCATATGGCACGCTTCCTCCAGAATATTGCCCTTTCTGCCACATAGCACGATGACCTGACTTCATTTTCTTTGTCAAATCTTTTACATACATCTCGTTGATCATGTTCTTGATCGGCATCAGCAGCTCTTCACCTGACTTCGTGGAATCATACCCATCAGTAACAGCAATGAATCTAACATTGAAGAATGGAAATACTCTCTCGATATAATCTCCTGTCTCCACATAATTCCTGCCCAATCGAGAAAGGTCTTTCACGATAATGCAGTTAATTTTTCCTGCTCTCATATCCTGTATCATATCCTGAAAGCCTGGACGTTCAAAATTCTGTCCTGAGAATGAGATATCGTAATACTCTTTCTCCACTACCATATCATCCTGCTCGGATGCATAGCCTCGTAGCAGATCCATCTGAGTCTCGATCGTTGCACGTTCTCTATTTGCTTCTGTTTCATCGGAAAGTCTTGCATATAAGGCTGCATGATAAGATGCAACTGCAGGTGCATCTTCAATAACTGTCGCTGCTCTATTTGCATCAACGACGTTCACAAAATCAACTTTCTTTGATTTTCTTGCCATATCACATAGCCTCCTTCCATTCAAAATTCATTTTTCCTTTATTGGAGTGGTCAATATAATACCCAGCTTTTTGAAGTCCGCTGATCATATTTCGATAACAGTCTGCAAAGCTAAATACCACTTCAATATTTTTGTTTTCTGATACTTTTACAGATTCGATCAAAGATACAGCCACGCTTCTCGTTAAAGCATCGATATTCTTATGCTCCGAAAAGTAAGTCAGCCATTGATACTTATCTGTTTTGGCAGCAAGGATATTCTCGATTTCCTGCTTCATCTTTCGAACAGATTCCTCTGCCTGGTTACGTTTGGCTGTATATGCTTCGTGAAGTTCCAGATAATCTTCTTTTGTGACGATTCCATCTTTCATATCTTCATAAAGCATCATTCTCAGATTTTTTGTTCTCTCAATCTCCGCTTCCTTTGCAGTAATGCGTGTTTCCAATTCCTTGATATCCAGTTCCTGAAATGGAATTGTTGAAAGCTTCGATAAAATCTGTTCCAGATCTAAGACGTTCGCAATCTGATTCTTCAACACCTGAAGAACCGTTTCTTCAAGCTCTTCAACCGGAATACGATGACCACTGCACTCTTTTGTTTCTTTGTTTCTTGAGCACACGTAGTAGCAATATTTCTTGCCACCTGCATAGGCACTCTTTCTTACCATTGGTGCACCGCAATCCGCACATACGATCAATCCCGCAAGCGGATAAACCATTTTCTGGTTTGGAGAAATTCTGGTATCCAATCCAAGTAATCTCTGCACCAGAGCAAACTCACGATCACCGATAATTGGTTCATGATTCTTCTCAATACGAACCCAATCCTTTTCAGGTCTGGTAATCATTTTCTTTACCTTATGGCTCGGAGTCGTCTGCTTGCCTTGGACAAGATTACCGATATAGATTTCATTTTCCAGAATTCTTCTGACTGCAACTGAACTCCATAACGCTTTTCTGTTTGTCTTAAAGCAAGTCTGATAATGATCTCCACAGGAATTTTTGTATTCCATTGGAGATAGCACGCCTTTGTCATTCAGTGCTTTTGCAATTGCATCCTGACTCATTCCCTGCATCTTCAGGCGGAATATCTCTCGAACGATTTCTCCTGCAAATGGATCAATCACAATCTTGTTATGATCGTTCTCATCTTTTCGATAGCCGTAAGAAACGAAAGAACCAATGAACTCACCATTCCTACGTTTTACATCCAAATGACTTCGAATCTTAATTGAAATGTCTCTGCAGTAAGCATCATTGATCAGATTCTTAAATGGAATAATGACCTCATCCCCCGAATCTTTTCCATTTATACTGTCATAGTTGTCATTGATAGCGATAAAACGAACACCAAGTGCCGGGAAAAGTCTTTCGATATAGCGGCCGGAATCAATATATTCACGACCGAATCGAGAAAGGTCTTTTACCACGACACAATCGACAATTCCCTTTTTGATATCGTCCAGCATCATCTTGAATGCCGGACGATCAAAGTTGGAACCACTGTATCCATCATCCACTCTCTCAGACACTACAACAATGTCTTTCTTATCCTTCAGAAAATCCTTGATCATGGTCTTCTGATTGGAAATACTGTTACTCTCTGCTTTGACTGAGTTTGCTACATCTCCATCTTCCTTAGATAATCTAACGTAGATGGCAGCATGATAAACTCGTTTCATCTGTTTGATCTTGTTACTCATGTAACCACACTCCTTCTGATTTTCTAAGTTATTGGAAACCTCTGCTTCAAAAGGTCGTGCTGATTTGTCCTAAGACTACCTTAGCAGTTCCTTATAAAAAGCACCACGATGTCAAATCACCATCAGCATATTTTCAAACGCTTCTTCAAATGAGACACCATCTGCAGCAAATCTGACTTTTACTTTTACATTTCCAACTCGTACCATGTACGGATTTGCTACCTGTTTCAAATACTGCTTTTTTCGTTCTTCCCTCGGAAGATCACGGTCAATGCGAATGCTGTGAAGATCTCTCATGTCTTCAATCTTCACATCTTCAAAATCAGTATCGAGTAGTGCACGATACTCTTCTGCGGTCATGTTCTCACCAGCCTTTCCATAAAATTAACCGTCCAAACGAATGGACGGTTATGTAACTGCCGGCGAGAACCGGCTGCTTTATTCTGTTTTCTTTGTATAATCAGGTAACGGACGATCCGTTCTTCCTGAATACTGATCGATATAAAAACCTACCTGCGCTTTAATTGCCTCTTCAATGCCACGCATCTGCCCCTTACTTAATTTACCCAAGTAGCAAATGATACATTTCTTATCATAAGTACCAACCTGCTCAGCAAGTGCCATTGATGGTTTCTTCAATCCCAGTGCCTTGCGGATCTGGAAATGTGTTGGCATGTTTTTCTTCTTATCAATTCTTGTCGTCAGCGGAACCAAGGTAATTGTCGGGGAATAGCGGTTACCAACGTCATTCTGAACCACTACCACCGGTCTCTTTCCTCCTTGCTTCGAACCATTTGCCAAACCCAGGTTTGCAAAATATATGTCGCCTCTGCGATATACCCAATCTTCTTTCATCTTGAGTTTTCCTTCCATATGATGTGCCATCCATATGCATAAGCACTACATGTGGTTTTAACACATGCAATGCTTTCTACTAATATTCTTCTCCCGTATTGTTTCTGTACCCCAGGAGTCAGGGATTTCGTCTCGGCAAGAGCCTGCTACGCTCTTCATTGGAATCTAACCACCCCGCCTGCATTATGACCGGGCCGCGAATTACGGAAGTATCATTGTCCCTGATTGAAGTCACGGCCACCACCGGTTGCAACCCGGTATTTGCTCCAGCGATTCCGCTACCGTCCCGATGGACATCATGGCGTGCTGGCGAAGGCTCTTTCAATCAGTAAAGTACCGATAGAATGTATTCAGTTTTCAAAGATCGATTGCATGAGGACTTGTGTCCTTGCATGTATAAGTTTAAAGGTTATGTTCTCCCATAACTACGGAGTGGTACGGTGGGTTATACACGTTCTTACTGCGTATTTACAATTACAGTTTCTTGATAACATCCGACAGTTCTCCAATAATCTCTAGCAGGTCATTCCTTACCTCTACATGCTCCTTTTCTTTTCCCAACAGTAGAAAATCAATACTCACGTTTAACACACTGGAGATCTCAACCAGCAGATCAATTGAACAACTGCAGCTTCCTGCCAGCACCTTCTGAACATGCGACAGGCTAACATTTAAAATCTGTGCGAATCCCTCCTGGGTGTATCCCATTGCCTTAATCTGTTTCTTGATTCTTTCTCCGCACTCCTTTGCGTCGTAATACATTTCTGTTTTCCTCCGATCTGAAATTTCAAAATTTGAAATCAGTCGGACCGATGGTGTGCGTAGCTACATAAGACAAAGAAAACGGCCATTCCTGCATTTGCAAAAACAGCCGTTCTCTCTATCTTCTTTCCGGAAAGTCACGCCTACCGATCGCTAAGATTTCGAGCAAAATTGCTTTTGCCCGTACATCCTATCGAACGGGTGTCTCGTGCACCGTTTACTTTAGCGTTTAATATAGCGTTTACTTTTCATTTTATGTCACCTGGAGCGTCTCACTTAGGGTTTAATATAGGGTTTAATCTGCAAAATCACGTCTCATATAGGGTTTAACGACAAAAAGTAGCCCAGATCATGCCGTAAATAGCAATCACTGGGCTATCCTTACTTTTTCTACTTGGAACAGTCTCCACGTTTTATATTTTCATCTGCTAATTTGTCACAAAGAATTTTGTAATCTTCTTCTGAAATCAATGATTTTACCGAATCCAACTCACTACTTGCAGTATCCACCGCACCCATTTTATTCAATGCAGCGATTCTCCAGTAATAAGCCTGGGTATTCCCTGAAACCTTCTTCAAAGATTCTGTGGCTATATCACAAACCTGATGGCATTCCATCTTTTCAGCCAAAAGTTCCAGCAATCGATTCGTGATTCGAATATACAGAGCTTCATACCTGAACACATCATTCATCAGCCATTCTTCATCGGAATACTCCGCATATGCACGACCTTTGTACAAGCTCATTGCCTTTTTCAAAAATTCAATCTGTCGATCTTTGTCAGATGTTGTCGATACCTTATCCCATAGATTGACAAACTCGTCTACATCACTGGTGATACCCAAATCAGGATTCAAATAATATCCCATCTCATCACGCTTGATCAGCGGTTCTGATTCCAGAAAGGCAGTCTTATCACGGAATCTGAAAATCACATTTCTTACTGTCTTAGTTCTGGTATCAAGGTCATCATCAGGCCACAGCTCTGTAGCCAGGATACGAGCCGGTACTGCCTTCCGATGAATTGTTAGATATGTAAGAATCTTCCATCCCTGTACAGATTTATATTGACGTTCATTTAAACTGCCTGCAGCTGTGATCACTTCCGGTGTTCCAAAGAGATTGATTCTCACTGATCCGTCTGTCATAGTCTCCTCTTCGTTCTTACCTTCCTGCATCATCTTCATGCCATCCATTAGCATCTGCTGATAATATGCAGAAAGTCCAACGAATGCCATCATCTTCAGATAATCAGGATTTGTTATGAATCTACGTGGATTCTTAATAACCATGAATCCATGTGGTCTCATACCGAATGGGACTCCTATAACTCCCGTCACTTCCAGCTTGGCATATCGATCAATTTCAGTCTGGGTAATACCAGTCATCTTTCGGACATCTTCAATGACAATTGGCTTTCCTGTTTTCAAAGAGTTTACCCATAAAGGGTAATTCTCAAAATACTCATCATCATCGAATAAAGTCTCGACATTTGCGCCGGTTTTTCTGCTAATCCAGCGTGTTGCTGACCACATCTCTGATCCATCGTCTGTCGATAGGATTCCTGCCCAATCGGCATCATAGAAATCATAAGCAGATTGAATCGCAGCCATCGTAATTTTTTCATTATCTTCTTCGTTATGAAGAAGACTTTCCAATTTAATCAGTGACTCATGGAAGTCATGATCAAATTGTCGTTCCTCCACATCTTCTACAGGAAGATGCTTATCAGTACTTTCATTCTGTACTCCATTTCTCCTTGTAAACAAATTTCCCAAAAACTTTTTCATAAGCTCCTCCCTTCTCGTCTTACAAAAATATCCGAGTTGCAAAGAACCCGGACATAATGTCATTGCAACTGGCTACCATGTGAAAGGTCCTATAGCTTTGCGACCCTGGATTTCTCCAAGTGTGCGATTTTATTCAAATATCAAAAAGACCGCAGGCAGAGTTCCTCTGTGAACTAGCAGCCCGTGGTCTTCATATTTCCGGTTACACTCGGCTGCAAATATATTGCTGTTTTACAACCAACAGTATAAACTTCGTTATATAGTCAGGAACGATGCGATTCCCGACATTTAATTAGGATACGTCAATATTCTATGCGAAGTCTTCTGCTCGCTTTAAGAGGACAGACGCAGGTACATTCAGCACATCAGCAATACAAAGAAGACAATCAATCGAAAAATTTCGTGTTTTGCCTGGAGCTTCAATATCGCTGATTGTAGATCTGCTTACGCCGGCTTTATCCGCAAGTTCTTCCTGCGACATACCAAGTTGTCCTCTGAAACTTGCTATTGCAAGCCCAATGTTTACAAGCCGATCTCTATTATCAAAAGATGGTGCTCTCATTGTTCCTCGTCTACCTCCTTTCCGTAGTTTGTTCTCTCTAATTAAAGTATATTGAAAAACCGCATCATTCTCAGCCACGCAGAAAGTACATTTGCACTATAGATAGGTCAATAAATGTTTTAATAATTCAAACGCACTAAAGAAGCGTTATATGACGCAAAAAAAGAGGACTTAAACGCAACTCTCGTCACGTTCAAGTCCTCGTTCTTGAATCATCGCTCACAATATTATCAGAACATATGCTCTTTAATAGAGCCGTCTTCTTTTACATCCATACAACATTCGGAAAACTCATCACTGTCCATAATTTTCAGAACTCGATGCATTCCGACTGCCAGTTCTTTTTGTTCATATTCCTCTCTAGAGATCCAGTATACCTTTCCCTCCTCAGAGCTTTTCAATTCACCTTCGAACTGATCTGCACGATAGAGATAACCCACATTATGCAATCCATTCCGATACCAGTGATAGATCCCTTTTAGTACCGGATTTTTGATCAGCAATCCTGTTTCTTCACGAATCTCTCGAACCACGGCATCATGGAAGGTTTCTCCAGGTTCTACATGCCCTCCTGGAAACGTTGTACCGGTGTATGTGTTATTTACTTTATCCAACGCTAATACTTCATTGCCACGGCAAATCATGCACATATTCATGAAAATAACAGTATCCGGTGGATGCTTCCGGAGAGTGTCTTCTTTCTGAATTCTCTCGCAGATCTTCGCACGTTTGCCGGAGTATCTTTTATCAATTTCTCCATATGGGATCCAGATATCAGCTGCTTCAATGCGGTCATATACAGCGGCGATTACCGCATCATCTGTCTTAGCAGTTGGAAACTTGCCATTCTTCTCATAGTAGGCACGAGTTTCCTCATACATCCATTGTGCGATTTTATCTTTCTGTTTTTGTTTCAATTGGTTGTAGCTCTTATTCGTTTGCAAGAGCTTATTTCCAATCTTTACGTGATTCTTCATTTTATCCGTATCAATCCCTATCTTTTCGACTTGTTTTCTTTCCAAATATGGCATCTATCGTATCGTCAACAAACATAACACTTCCTACACCAGTCCAAAAATCTTTATGATTCTTCTTTTTCTGTTCTCGGATTTCTCCTCGAATATCTTGCAGATTCCGTGCACGTTCCAATGTTTCCGCATCAACCGATTCCTCAATCAGATAGATATCTTGGCTATCGAAGCGTATACCTGCGTTCATTGCCATATTTGCAAGTTTTGAAGCAGCTGACACATTGTAGATAGCAGCAACTGTATCTGCCACCTCTTGATGATTAGCACCTGCGAAGTCTGTTATTCGATTCACATAATTTTCTCTTGTGCTCTCTGCCCATGAATCAAAATTCTGTGAGTATTCTCTCCATGATAATTGTCGCACTGCTAATCACCTCCTTCACATCTTCAATCGTTCATAAGTGCATCCCATTCTTCAAGCCGATCAATCCAAGAGAGAGAATCTTTTGGGCTTATGTGTCTGGATGCTTTTGTCTTTGACTTTAATTTCGTACTTCAGTTCTCCACCAGTAAGGAACCTTTTTACCTTAATCACAAGATATGGTTTACCGTCGTCACCTGGCTTCGGCACAATATCAATATTGTCATACTTTCTTCGTATAAGTCTGCAAGCAGGAGTCACATCACTAGAATCAATATAAGTTCTCTGAAGTAACTCTCTTTTTAGGAATGGCTTCAATTCTTTTTTTACTGCATCGAGATCTGCTTTTGTTTTCTCCATTGCCGCTCTCCGTGAAATAAAATTATTCTGACAGAAATTTCTCAGTATCATCATCTGAGCACTTCCTGATGATACACTTTGTCTTTTCGATTGGGAATGGAGTATCATCTGCTGCAAAATACTCTATCT